AGCAAATAGCTCAACTACCACACAATCAAAGGTATTCGAGTTTCTAGTCATAGGCTACTAGAGTCCAAAATAGCCGAATTTTTTTTCTTAAAGTTTATATATGACAGTAAGATTAGTTATTCATGGTAGAACTAAACCACAATGCAGTATCATTTAATACTGATCTAGCTATTAAAGCAAGTCATGGAGTAGTAGTTGCTGTATTCTGTACTAAAAAAGGTTCCAGTGGAGCAAAATTAGTATTGAAGAATGGAGGTGCTAGTGGAGCAACAGAATTCACAATATTTGGTGAAATAGAAGGAAATTACCAAAACATCCATAGAAGATTTGAAGACGGTATATATGCTGATGTGACTGGTTCAGCAGAATGGACAGTTATATTTAAGTAAATTTATATACGAATTCAATTACTAATAAACATGGCTACAACCTATTGTACTACATATGACGTTGCTGATTTTCTCAGAATTCCTATAACTGCTAACACAACTCCTAATAAAGCACAAGTTGAAAAAATAATAAATAGGAAAGAAGCAGAAGTTGACCGTAGAACTGGTCATGCTTGGAGATCAACAAAAGTAACAAGAGAGGTACATGACTTACCATTACTATATACATTTGGATGGGGTACTCCTATATTTTTACAACATAGAAACATTTATGAACTCGATGCATCAAAAGGAGATAAAATAGAAATTTGGCAGGGTGCTTCAGCTACATGGGAAAATATACTGGGTAATGAACAATGGTATGATATAGAATATGAATATGGTAGATTATTTTTAAGAGGTTTTATTTTTTCAATTCTAAGAAAGAATAGATGTAGAGTAACTTACAGATATGGTGGAGAAGAGTTTGCAGGAGATTCAACTGTACCAGATGATATTAAAGATGCTGTAATTAAACTCACTTCTATTGATCTTATGAATACATCTTTCAGAATGGATGAGATACCAACTGGTGGTATTGCTAGTGTAGGAGAAGCAAAAAGAATGTGGCAAGAGGACGTAGAGAAGATGATAGAGAATCGTAGAGAAGTATTTGTTATTCCATAATGCCATTTAAAATATTACCATTTGCAAAAAATGCAAAAGAGCTTGGTAAAAAATTATGGGATGCTACAAAAAGTATTTTTCATAAAGAAGGTTATGAACCTGTTTTTGATCTTTACAAAGGTCTTGGTGTAGTTACACCGAAAGGTATTATTTGGGTACCAAAACAAATTTCTGAAGAGTCTGATCAGTTTGATAAAACATTAGAATGGATAAGAGCAAATGCTGGTAATCCTAGAGAATGGTTATATGAAGAACCAGATGATGAATTTATTCAAAAAGGTATTGTTAGACAAGATAAAGATCCATTACCAGAATATTATGAAGGAGAAGTTTTACCAGCACAAACAAAACCAAATATAGCAAAACTAAAAGAATGGGTACGTGAAGTTAAATTTCTTAATATGTCTCCTATAGATCTAAGAATGGAATATAATAGAACGAAAGGTACTACTAGTGATGCTCCATTAACTGGAAGACAATATGAAGCATTGGTAGATAGTATAGCATATAAAATATCAAGAAAAATATATTATGTTGGAAGAAGAAGCTCAAATGAAACAGACCATCAATTTAATGAAAGAACTAAACACATGAGACCAGTTATGGGTTCATATAGCCCAAATGAAACTTGGGAAGGTGATTTTCCATATGATGAAACTTACTCATATGTAGCAGGGGATGTAGAGGGTTTCGTAGAAAAACTTAAGAGAGGGGACAAGGTAAGTTGGTAATATGGGTACAATAACATACACTGCATTAGATGACTTAATAAATCTACTTCATAATAATTGGGGTGGTTCAGGAGATGCAGGAAGAGAGCCAGTATTTGAAAAATCTTGGGAAAGAAGATCTGTGGGTTTTGGTAGTGATACTAGGGAAGTTGTATTTTTAACCCCACGACAAGAAAATATACAATATTTTGGTTTATATGGAAGTAATTTTTTCCATGATTTATCAGTAGATTTAGATATTAGATCATATTATAATGAAGATAGACATAATGAGATTGTTAAAGAAGTATTAAGAATTATTAAGGCAAATATAAGAGGTTCAGCCACATTCCCATATACTGATTTGAGGGTTATGTCTTCTTATTCTAGAAGTGAACTCATGCGTAATATGTATAATCATATAATTACAGTGTCATATAGAAAGTCAGATCCTTAAGAATATTTATATACTAACAATGACAATTAAAATCAATGGTTCGTACAAGTGCAAATGCATATGTCAGATATGGATTTGAGAGTTCATATAAGGCAGCAGTAGGAAGTCCTACAAATTCATTCGGTTTAAAAACAGCCGTTACTGGATGGACATTAACTACTAATAGAACTGCTTTGGCTAAATTAGGTCAAGTTGAACCAGATACATTTGCATATGGACAACAACAAGGTAGTTTAAGTTTAGGATTCGTTTTGGGTGATACAACATCTCATAAAATTTTTCAGGCTATATATGGTGAAGGAACAGATGGAACACCAACATCAACACAAATTTATGGTGGAATAACAGCAAATAGTGCAACAAAAACATTAGCTGGAAACTCAATGGCAATTGAAATAGGAGCAGATTTAGAAACAGCAGATTCAGTAAGAACTTTAAGAGGTGGAATTCTAAATACATTAGCAATATCAGCAGCAGTAAATGACGTTGTTAATTGTACAGCAGATATTACTTACGGAAAAGAAGATGCACCATCTACATCATTCTCAGCAAATAATGTACCAGCAGAAGCTTCACAACCATTTACATTTGCTCATGGTGAATTAAAAATTGCTAATGGAAGTAGTACAGCAGTAGTAGCAGAATTACAAGAAGCAGATATTAACTGGACACAAAACGCTGAATTACTATATTCTCTAAATGATAATCAAGCAGCAGATGCATATAAAAGAGTATTAGAAATAACAGGTAGATTTAGAGCATCATGGAAAGATAATAATAAAATAAGTGCATTAATTAATCAAATGAAAACAGATAATGGTGGTACTTCAAGAGACCATAAAGAAACATGGGGTGATGCACACACTGGAACTCCAGAATTTAAATTAACATTTGCAACAGGTGATGGTAAATCTATTACTATAGAACTAGCAGGATTAAGCTTTATGGATCATGCAGTATCTGGTATGGAACCAGTAGAACCTTTGTTTGAAGAACTAAACTGGCAAGCAAAATTCTGTAAGATTACAGCAGTACCAGCATAAACATTTATATAATACACAATTTCTAGTATTGTATGGCAGTAAAATCATTCAAAATAAAACTTAATGGTAAAAAAGAAATAATTGAATATGAAGATGATTTAACTTTTGGAGAAATAGAATCTATTCTTTCTCGTAATATTGATTTAACAGATCCATCAAAACCTAAAGTAAACATTCCACAATACAGAATGGATATACTTTGTAAGGTTATAAAGACAGCACCATTTAAGACTGGTGATGCTGTAACAATAAGAAACCTGAAATCGGCTACAGTCGCTGAAATAATCTCAGGAGTGATGAAGGACTACCCTTTAGGGAAATTCTTACAGGAGTGGGTTATGACATTCGCAGGCTCTCTGGACGAGAACGAGAACGATATGACATCTACTACTTCCTAGCATCAGAGTTTGGCTGGGATAAAGAAAAAGCAGATAAGCAACCAAATTCATATATTCATAGGTTAATAGAAGTTCATAATGAACATATGAGAGAACAACAGAGACAACAGGCTATATCAAGTAATCAAATGAAGAAATCTTTTTAAGGACTGAGGATTTATAATACATATGGTAGATTATACATCACAAGATATGATGAATGAGTGGAAGAAATTCTACGAAATGCTCAAAAAAACAACAGTTACAACTGAAAAAGCAGAGGATATGTTAAAGGCTTTTTCAAAAGTTATGACAGAAACTGTGAAACAAGCTGATAAATTCAATCGAGCAGAAGAAGCTAGAGAAAACCAATTACAAAGATGGGCTAAAGCACAATATTTACTACACGCAAAAGACCAGTCATTACAAAAACAAAAGAATAAAGATACTCAAGATCAGATTAGACTACAAAGTAGAGCTAAATCACTCCATAATCAAGAAATGAGTACAAGGCAAGATGATTACTTTAGAGGAGTAAGAATGAATAAGAGAATGTCTCAATCAAACAAATCATTTGAAAAATCATTAGATCTTGTTACAGGTAATTTGTTTAGTTGGTTCCCTCTATTAGGAAAAGGTGTTAATCAATTTGGAAGAACTGTAAAAGGAATGGCAGATTATAATCAAAACATGAAAGATTATCAAGATCAACTTGGTAGAAGAATGCAAGAAAGTCTCAAATCAAAAGGAACACCAGATGAAGGTAAAGCAAATGAAGCATACAGGCAAGCATTTGAGGAGTTAAAAAACTATATGAGTAGTCCACAGGGGGTACTTGGAAAAATAGAAATACGTGGTAAAAAAGTTGCTGATATGTTAGAAGGAGCTAAACAATATTTCAATAAACATAAAACAGGTATATTGTTTGGAGTTGGTGCATTTGTGGGTTTAGTTGCAGTTCTTAAAAAAGCATTAGAAGTTTCTCCTATGTTCCAACAAATGTTAAAGCTTTTGAACTTTGGTATAATGATGATATTAAGACCTATAGGTGACTTCTTTGGATTTTTTATGAGACCTGTATTAATTGCTTTATTAAGATACTTTATACTACCTTGGTTTAAAGTAGCATATCCATTTTACAGGAAGTGGGGAGACACATTAGGAAAATTATTTACTGGTGAAATAGGTATTGGAGAAGTTGCAGACTTAGCATGGGAATCATTAAACACAGGTATAGGTCAATTAGCAGCTGTTATAGGAATTGGAGGAACAACAGGATTGATATATTCATTAAAACAATTAAAAGACTTTATAAATGCAGTAAGAACTGGTGCTACTCCAAACGCTTCAGGTACAGGTGGTGGAAGTGGTGGTTCAAGTACAACTACAAGTAGTACAAAAACTTCTCAGTTGCCAAACCAACAAACAAAAACCCCTGCTCTCCCAAAACCTACAACAATACCTTCAAATTTAAATCAAGCACCAAAAGCTAGTCAATCTACATTAGATAGATTAAAAGCCAAAGCATCAGCTGACTTACAGAAATTAAAGGATAAAGCAGTTAACAGAGGAATTTTAAATCTAAAAACACCACAAGCAATGCAAGCATGGGCAAAAGCTAATAAATCAACATTAATGAGATTAGCTTCTGTTGCAGGAAAAGTAGGTAAAGCATCACCTGTTTTAGCAGTATTACATCCAATACTATCTACAATGGGAAGTTTATACAAAGGAATTGATCCTGAAGGATATCAAAGTACAATAGGTAGTGTTGATCCTAATTCCATTGAAGGTATGCTTTTAGCAGCTTCAGGACTTGGTGGATTTGGTTATGGTCAAGATACATTACCTGAGATGTTTAAAACAGGACAAGCTGGAGCGCATACTAGTGGTAAATGGAATAAAAATAAAGATGATACTCCACAGTGGCAACAAGATAAATTAAATGCTGGACAAGCAGCTGCTGATCAATGGGCAAAAATTTCTGGGGTTGATATTCCTATGGCTAATGGTGGTATTATATCTGAACCTGTAATAGGTATGGGTAGAAGTGGAAGAACATATTCATTTGGTGAAAAAGGCTCAGAAACAGTTATCCCTAATGGTGGAACTACAGGTGGAATAACAATTAACATTCAGAATATGAGTGGTAGTCATAATGATTTACAAAACCTTAGAAAGGTTATTATGCAAGTAATGCAAGAATCTAATACAGCAAGAGGTAGAATATGACAACTAGAATGTTTTTAACAAGATCTGATAAAGGAAAAAATTATGAAATACAAAATTTAGAATCTCTTACATTCGATCATAATTCTCCTGTAAGTCCAATGCCTTTACCTGAAGAAACTGATGAAGAGAATATATTAGTAAAGATTGAGGGTAATAGCCAAGTTATAAATGTATCTTGGACTATAGTTGAAGGTGCTATGAATATGTTTTCTAGTGGTAATTTAGGATTTAACACTAGTAATAATAATTGGACTACTGGATTAACAGTAGAAAATAGTAATGTAGCTCAAAGTGTAATAAAACATATGGATAATCTGAAAACTAATTTTGTTCCTACAAGTGTTGAACATGGATTCAGATTTGGTATATATGTTGATAATGAAGATGAAAGTATTTTTTATGATGGAAATGTTTCACAATTATCTTTTAGTATATCAGGAAGTTCTCCTATTAATTATACAGCTAGATTACAATTTATGGTTGGAGA